CGCGGACTGGATTGGCGTCCCCAACGAGATTCGAACTCGTGTTACCGCCGTGAAAGGGTAATCAAGCCGTTCCCAAGTGTACCTATCAGTTCCGTAAGTATATGATTTCCATGCTGGAACCGCGTCGGAAACGATGGGAACCGCGCGGGAAAGTTGGAGAGGAATTGGATAAACACACCGGAGGGCGCGGCGATGACGAAGAAGACCGACCAACTCGATACGCCAACGAAGCGGAGCCGCCTCGAACCGCGGCACCGGGCGTACTGGACGACGCTCGTTCGCGGGACGCAGCTCGGCTACCGCCGCGCGAGTCGCGATAAACCCGGCACCTGGTACGCACGGACGTTCGTATCGAAGGAGCACGGCTACGCGACGTGGCGCGTCGGCGCCGCGGACGACCCGGGCTTAACCGCGAACGGGACGACGGTCCTCGCTCACAAGCAGGCGGTCGACGCCGCGCTGAACGGCAAACCCGCCGCGCCGCCGGTCGGCGGCCCCCGCGACCCGGCGAGGTTCACGGTCGCGGACGCGGTGCGCGAGTACGTGGAGCAGCTCCGGTCCGACGGCAAGAGCACCGCGATCGGGCTCGACGCCTACGTCGTGAAGACGAGCAAGCTGGCGCCCGTCGCGTTAGCGCGGCTGACTCACGAGGATCTCATGCGCTGGCGAACGTGGGCCGTGGCTTATCGCCCCGCGGGTCGCCGGGACTGGTCGCGCTACCTACGTCTCGCCGCCTCCCGCGCCGAGCTGGAGCGCCGATATAAGGAGGCGCGCGAACAGCTGAACGGCGGCCTCCCGAACGCGGTCGTCGCTGCGCACGAGCGCCGATCGAAGGAACTGGCCGGCGTCGTGAAAGTCCGGCGCCACGGCCCAGCCCCGAAGCGCCCCCGGCCACCGGCCCCTGCGGTCGACCCGGCCGACGCCGAGCGGCGGCGTAAGGAAACGGTGAACCGAATCATCAACTCGCTTAAAGCATGCCTGAACCTCGCGCACGCGAACGGGCGGGTGGGATCGCGCGCGGCGTGGGAGCGGTTACAGCGATTCGGCGGTACCGGGAGCGCCCGCGTCAGGTGGCTCACGCTCGACGAAGCGACCCGACTCCTAAATGGCGCCCCGCCGTGGTTCCGGCCGATGATCGAAGCCGGGCTCGCCACCGGCGCCCGCTGGTCAGAGTTAGCCGCCGCGCGGGTGCAGGACTTCGACGGTCGCGCCGGAACGCTCCTCATCCCGCGTTCGAAGTCTGGCAAGGCGCGGCACGTGCCATTGAACGACGAGGGGAAGGCCATGTTCGAGCGCCTCGCCGCCGGGCGCGGTCCGACGGCGCCCCTCCTTCCGAAGCCGGACGGCTCACGGTACAGCAAGAGTGATCAGCACCGGCCGATGCGCGCCGCCGTCGCCGCCGCCCGGTTGACCGGCGCCGTGACGTTCCACGTTCTGCGGCACACGTACGCCTCGCACCTCGTGCAGGCGGGCGCCCCGCTCATCACGGTCGCCGCAGCCCTCGGACACAGCGGCACGCGGATGGTGGAACAGCACTACGGACATTTAGCGCCGACGTCGGTCGCGAGCGTCGTGCGGGAGCATCTGCCGACGTTCGGGCTGACGACCAAGACCAACGTGCGGAGGCTCCGACTGTGAGAGGGAAGATCGTCGCCCCGGAGCGGTTCAGCTTCCCCGCCAACGAAGCCGTCCGTGACCCGTCGCGGGTCGCGAAGCTTGCTGTCGAATGGGATGAGGCGGGTCGCGCCCTCGACCTGGCCCGAAAACGGAACTACGAAAGGTGGCTCGCTCACCCCACGCACCCGACCTATCAAAAGTACGTCGCGGTTCTCGTTCGGCGGGTTCTTAAAGGCGAGACGGTGTCGCCGGTATCGAAGCGCACGCATCGCGGGCGCCCGCGGCGCGCGGTGGCGCTATCGACCGAGAAGCAGCTTCGGATCGTCGTCGCCTACGCCACCGGCGCGCAACGCTCCGCGATCGCCCGCGACCTGGGTGTCGAGCGGAAGGTGGTCGAGCGGACGATCGCGCGGTGGTTGAAGAAGCAGGCCTAGTCCGCCGGCTTTAACTTTTTAGCCTTCGTCTTCTCCAGCGCCTCGGCGAGCCACCCGCTCAGGCGGGCGTGATTCAGTTCCACGGCGAGAGTGGTAAGCGTCCGGGCGAGGGTATTCAGTTCTTTCGCGCTCGGAAGCGACCGCCACGAATGATCCGGACCGCGGATCTCCGGCCGGGTCTCGTCGGCGAGAACGATGATGTTATGCAGTAGGTCGTTCCGCATCGTCGACGCGTCTTCGCACCGCTTCAGCAGCGCCTGCAGCTTCACGAGCGCCTGCCCGTCGCCGATGCGCGGCTTGGCGAGCTTTCGGATGCGGTCGCGAAGATTGCGTGAACCCTCGAACTCGGTGGCATCGAGCGCCTCGGCGATCGACACATCGGCGAGCGTCTTGATGTACATCCGCAGGCTGTAGTCGAGGTGCGCGTGCACGAGGCTCACCCGCGCTACCGCCTGCAAGAACTCCGGGTCCTCGGGGACGTGAAACGTGATCGTCTCTGTTGCTGCCATACCGGGCGAAGTATAGCGCGCCCGCGCCGGAGTGACCCCCGACGCCAACCTCAGTGCGCCCGGCGCCAGGCGCAATCTTCGGTGATCGCATGCATCACGTGCATAAACTCCGCGAAGAGTTCCGCGTCGCTCTTCTCATCCGTCCACGTGTGATGTACATGGGTCCGCCAGATCACACCGCGCAGTTCGATCGCCCAGCCGTTCGCGTAGCGCGTGATCCTCACCTCGTCGAGCGTCGGGGCCGGCTTCAGCAGCAGGTAGCCGAGTCCGCCCGTCTTCATCAGCTTCAAGAACTCCTCCGCCTGCGTCCGATTCACGCGAGGCAGCTTCGGCATCTTCGTTACAGCATTCATCGCTCGTCTCCTTTATCTCTAACACCAACACCTGCTGCCGAGTAGACCACGTCGCCGCCCGGAGGTGTGGACGAAAAATCGCGCGAATTTTTGTCCGGAATTCCGCCCAAAAATTCCGCCGATTTATTGTCCCCATTGTCCTTTCGATTCCGGTTATACCTAGCCGCGAGTCCCGGCAAACGATAGGCGAAACCAACATGGCGGCGAGCGTAGAAACCCGACAAACCTGTCCGGTGATGTCGATGAGCGAGGCGCGGCGTGTGCTGCGGATGCGCAACGAAGATATGTACGACCTGATCCGCTCAGGCGTGTTGGTCACGTTCCGCCGCGGGCGCCGACGGTTCTGTACCGACACCGCCCTGCGGAAATGCATCGAGCGCATCGAGGCCGAGGGGCGAATCGACGAAACGTGACCCAATTAGGAAGCGTTGACCATGACCCAACCCGGCGAAACTCGCGAGGAGTCGCCGCCTCTCGACGCGATGTGGACGGCGCGCGCCGCTGTTCGAATGACGCCCCTCGAACGCGCACCAGTGTTTAAGCAGACGAACACCGAAACTCCGCTGTCCCGCCCGAAACTTCGAGCCGCGATCGACGCGAAGTGCAAAGATTGCATCTACGACCCCGAATGCGGCGGCGGCACTTGGCGCGAGCAGGTAGCGCAGTGCAGCTCCATCTCCTGCCCGATCTGGCCCTTCCGCGCCGCCCCCGGTTCCGGCCCGCTCGCCGATCCGCCGCGCGACCCGGCGACGGTATCCCGGGAATGGCTCCAAACCGCCCTTGGATCGGCCGTTAAGCCCTGTCCGTCGACCGATCGCGACGCCGGCGGACCGCGACCGCCCGGGGGTCCGACGTGAGCGGCACCACGACCGCCTTGAGCAGGCTGCCGGCGACGAAGGCGACGTGACCGTCAAAAACAAGGAAGCGTATCTCCGCGCTCTCGAACGGCGGCGGCACATCTTCCGGGTGCTGCGCGACCGGCCGTGGTACAAGCCGCCGCTCAGCACCAAGGACCTCGCGCGCGAGTACGGTTATTCGATCTCCGAGCGGTCGCTTAAGAACGACCTAACTTGGCTCCGCCGTCGCGGGTACATCGACGTGTACGACGAGCCGCCCGACCCCTGATACGAATGGACTCCGCGTTCCGCGGGCTAATGTCTGGGGAGTAACTCGGGAATAGGCGGCCCGTTCGGGCAATTTATCTTAGCCACCGACCGGCGTAGATTGATTTCTAACACCTAACACGCGTGGAGGATTCGCACCGATGCCCGCCCCCGAGCGCCTGCCGAAACGGCACGTTATCGTGCACGAGTCGATGAAGCTGATCGCCCGCTTCGACGAGATCGCCCAGCGGCGCGGGGTTCCGCGCAATACGGTGATCGCGGAGGCGATGCGACAGTACATCGCGCGCGCCGACTCGGCGGCGAAGGCGAAGACCCCTAACACCTGAAACGAAAGAGGCTCCGGGATCGCAACACCCCGGAGCCACAAAATATTGTCGAGGAGGTCGACAACGTGCTGAATTCTACCCAACCGAAGACGACTCGTACATTTGAAGCCCCGCGGTCGCCGCCGGCGCTTAAACCGCCGCCCCGACGGGACCGCGGCCCGCTCGCCGATCCCGAGGAAAGCACGGAGCAGTCGGTGCGCGGCACCGCCGAGGCGCTCTTTTCCGGGCGGCTGCCATGGTCCCGCACCGCCGCCGACGTCCGAAAGGCGCTCGCCTACGCGGGCGATCCGCCGCGCGGGGCATCGAAGCGCGCGGCGCTGCGCTGGCTCGAGAGATTCCTGGACGGGCTCCTTATGGCGCACGAACTCGACGGCCGCGGGGAATACCGGCCGTGAGCGCGAAACGGAATAACGACGCGCGGGCGCTCATGCTCGCCGACCTCGCGAAGTCGGGCCTCGACGAGAAAGACGCGAAGCAGCTGAGGTGCGCGCCGCTCACGCCCGACGAAACCGCCGAACTGGTGGCGCTCCCGAAGCTGAAGCACTTTACCTACAAGCTCGCGTACTTCGACCTCGACGGCGAGGCAAACGAGTTCTGGCGCGTACGGTTCCTCGAAGAGGTGCGCATCACAGGCGATGGCGGTAAGCAGAAGCACCTGCGGTACCTACAGCCGAAGGACTCGCAGCCGCAAGCGTACTTCCCGCCGTACGTCGACTGGATCGCGATCGCCGACGACGTGAGTCGAGAGATAAACATCACCGAGGGCGAGAAGAAGGCCGCCAAGGCGTGCAAGGAAGGCATCACGACCATCGGCCTCGGCGGAGTTTGGAATTTCAAATCGAAGAAGGCCGAGATCGAATTTCTCCCGGAACTCGATAACATCGACTGGGAGGGCCGGCGCGTCAACATCATCTTCGACGTCGGCGAGAGGGGCGTCGCGAAGGACGTCCGCGCGGCCCGCAAGCGCCTCCGCGACCTGCTGATCGTGCGCGGCGCGATCGTCTCGCGCATCAACCTCCCGCCCGGCGAGAACGGGGCGAAGGTCGGGCTCGACGACTTCCTCGTAGCGAACGACGCCCGGGCGTTCCGCAAGCTCGTCCCGATCCCCGAGAACGCGATGCGCATCGAACTCGTCGAGTTCGACCTCAAGGCGCTCCTCGGCCCGATCCGCCCGGAAGCGTACGTCGTCCCCGGCCTCGTCCCGGCGGACGCGTACACGCTCATCGCCGGGGCGCTGTCGTCGTACAAGACGACGGCACTCGTCGCGCTGACCCTCTGGCGCGCCACGGGGCAAGACGTCCTCGGGTTCGGACGCCTCGCGGAAGCCGACACCGGGCCCTGCGTCATCGCGTTCTACGAGGACGCGGAGTGGCGCATACACGTCAAGTTTCAGCTGATCGTGCAGCGCACGCACGAGGCGATCACGAAGAGAGACGGCGCCGGCGCCGCAGGCAAATTCGCCGACCGTGTGAAAAGGAACGTCCGCCTCGTCCCGCTCACCGGCCTCGCGAACGGGACGATCGTCCACCGGACGGCGGCGGGGCTGATCGTCCCGAACTACGCCTTCATCGACGGGCTCGTAACTTCGGTGAAGCGGTACACGTCCGACCCCGTACTCCTCGGCATCGATCCGCTGCGCCTGGCGATCGCCGGCAGCCAGAACGACGACGACGGCGCGGACGTCGTCGTGCGCGCGCTGAACTCGTTCTCGAACTTGCTGCCCGGCTCCGGCACCGCGGTCAACAGCCACACCACCAAGGTCGTCGCCCGCGAGGGCGCCGGCAGCGGGTACGCCGACGCCGCGTACGCCACATCGGGCTCGGCGCTCTACTCGCAGCACGCGCGCTCGAACCTCCACATCGCTCGCCTGACGGCGAAGGACATCACCAACCTCTTCGACGCAACGGTCGTTGCGCCCGAAGACGCGAAGCGGCAGGCCGTGGCGAAGCTGACCCACGGCCGCCTGTCCCACGGCGTCGAGACGGCGGAGGCGTACTACAGGATGGCCGGCGGCATCCTCGTCCCGATCGAACCGCGGACCGCGCCCCGGAGCGCCGCCGACGCGATCGCCACGGCCCTGCCGCTGACCGCCGCAGCGATCGAGCGGCTGCGCGGCGAGGGGATGTCGGTGACGCAGAACAACCTCGGGCAGGACGCCGCCCTCGGCGACGCGTTCGGCTCGCGGTCGAAGATCCTGGCGGCGCTGAAGACGCTGGAAGACGAGGGGCTGCTCGCGTACGCCGGCGCGACGAAGGACCGCAGCGGCGCGCTAACCGAGAAAGGGGTCGCGCGGCTCGCAGAACTCAGGCCGCCAAGCCCCGAGGCCCCGGGCTTCCGGTCGAACGGGGGCAGGGCTCGGGGGGCCCGATCCGGATCCGGATCGAATCGGATCAAATCACCACCGGGCCGGCGCGGCCCCGGCGCCGGGGAGGGTAAATGATTCGATCCATGCCTATATACGGGGGGGTACGGATCGAATCATTCCGTACCCCGCCCTCCCCACGTATCGATTCGATCCAGCCCGTATCGGATCGAATCGGATCGAATGGATCGAATCATCCCCGGCCGGCCCGAAATGCCCTCCGGGCGCGACACGGTAACGACCTAACGGCGACGAGGTATTCCCGATGAAGTCAATCAAACACACGATGCTTTGTTGGAAAGTCGACCCCGACGAGTGCGCCCGTTGCGGCGTCGATCCCGCGACGCTGCCGGAAGTTGCGCTCGTCGACTGGCCTGATGAGCGTGACCATAGCCGGTTGTGGCAGCGAACCAGCGGCGCGTGTTTTACCCACGTCCGAAAGCTAACGGCCGAACAGCGCATCGCGTTCGTATTCTCTGAAGCGCTCGGGATGCACCTCCGCGACCGCGTACCGATGGACGCGATTCACCGCGCGCTCTGGGAGCTCGATGAGTACCGCTATTTTCTCCCGCCTGACACGCCTGCTCCTGCTGGTAAGGAGCGCGCCGGTCGACCGGCGGAAGATCACCCGTTGTATCCATACACGGCGACGATCGGAGGTTTGTGATGAAGAGACGACGACCGTTTGAGGTTAGGGAGCCGGCCACGTGACCAAATTTCAATATTGCGTATGTCTCGGCCGCGACGCGTTGTCATTCCATAACGCCCGACGTGCAACGTGTACACCGCCTTTCGCTCGAGGTATCGTTGACCTAACATCCAACGCGCGAGGCGACGACGATGTTAGAAGCGGTCGGCTACACCCGCATATCGACGGTGGGGCAGGAACGCTCCGGGCTTGGTCTCGAAGCGCAACGCGCAATGATCGAGGCGTTTGCGACGACGGAAGGATTCACCATCACGGCCTGGTACACCGATACGGAGACGGGCAAGGGCTACGACGCGTTGGACCGTCGCCCGGGGCTCGCCGCCGCCCTGAAGGCGACCCGGAAGGCCAAGATGCCCGTTATCGTCGCGAAGCTGGATCGGCTGTCCCGCGACGTTCACTTCATCTCTGGGCTGATGATCCACCGGGTGGAGTTCATCGTTGCGGCGCTCGGACGGCAGGCCGATCCGTTCGTGCTCCACATCTACGCCGCCCTGGCGCAGAAGGAGCGGGACTTCATCGCGCAGCGAACCCGGGATGCCCTCAAGGCGTTGAAGGCACGCGGCAAGAAGCTCGGTATGGCCGCGAAGGCCCCCGCCGATCGCCGCGCTATCGCCCGCAAGGGGACGCAAGCGAACGCTGCCGCCGCGGCCGAGCGGCTGACGCAATTTCGGGACCACTTGATCGTCGCGCTGCAGGAGGCGAAGTCCCTCCGGACCGCCGCGACGCTGCTGAACGATCGCGGTGTCGAGTCGCCCCGCGGCGGCCGCTGGTACGCGTCCTCCGTGCTGAAGGTCGCGAAGAAGCTCCGCCTGCGCTGACACCCGTCTACCGGGGGGCGCCGCCTTGACCGGCGTCCCTCGGAACCGTCCGGCATACGCGATCGGCTTCGATCGTCGTCGCGTGATTCGCCTCGCAATGCTCGATCTGCGCGCCCGCGACCCGTTCGCCACCATCACGGCGAAAGCGATCCGCGCGAAGCTCCCGTGGCTGCCGATCAGCGACGGCGCGATTCGATTCCACATGCGCGCCATTAAGCGCGAAGCGCGTTCGACAGCACGTCAATTTACTCCGGGCGCGGACCTATCCGACGATAGCGTTGACACCGACACACCATGTGTCGACACCGAGGTCGCCCGCTAACGTGAGTGCGTGTCAGGTCTGTACCCACGCCGAACGCCGAAGGATCGAGCTGCTGATCGCTGGGGGCGCGTCCCGCCGTGCCGTCGCGAAGAAGTTCGGCGTCAACAACAACGCGCTCCACCGTCACTGGCACGGGCACGTCGACGGCGAACGGAAACAGCAGTTGGCCCTCGGCCCGGGCGCCCGGATGGCGCTCGCCGCTCGCGTCGCCGAGGAGAGCGAGAGCGTCGTCGATCACTTCCGAGTGGTGCGGGCCGAGCTGTACGCGCTCCTGACGACCGCGACGGAGGCGGGGGACTTTAATGCCGCGGCGAACGTCGCCGGCAAACTCATCGGTTGCCTCGACTCGATGGGGCGCGTGACGGGTGAGCTGTCCCAGTCCCCGCTGCTGCAGATCAACCAGCAGACCACCAACTACTTCTTCCATTCGCCCGAGTTCGCGCTCTTTCAATCCGACCTGATCCGCGTCCTCTCGAGGTTCCCCGAAGCGCGCGCGGCCGTCGTCGCCGAGTTCGAGCGGATCGAGACGGAGGCTCAACCCACCGCCCTGGAGCACGATGAAGAAGCCACCGACGCCGTCTGATCCGAAGAAGATCCGCGGAAAGCTTCACCGCGGGTTCGCCGAGGCGCTGAGATCCGACTGGCGAACCGCGGCTCGTGAGGAGCAGCTTCCGCCCGATGGCGATTGGACGCACTGGGTCTTCTGCGGCGGTCGCGGAAGCGGTAAGACGCGCAGCGGCGCCGAGTGGGTTCTCGAGCGCGTCGCCGCGCGGATCGCGAAGCGGATCCACCTCGTCGCGCCGACGGTCGCGGACACCCGCGACGTGATGTTGGAAGGCGACTCGGGGCTCCTCACCGTCGCGCCGAAGCACCTTCGCCCGACGTACGTTCCGAGCAAGCGGCGATTGGACTTCACGACCGGGGCGCAGGCGCTCTTATTCAGCGCCGACGAGCCGGACAGGCTCCGCGGACCTCAGTGCGACACGGCGTGGATCGACGAGCTCTGCGCGATGCGCACGGCGCAGGAGGTCCTCGATAACCTCAACTTCGGTCTGCGGCGCGGGAAGGACCCCCGCTGCCTCGTCACGACGACGCCGCGGCCGATCAAGGTGTTTCGCGAGCTGCTGAAGGCCCCCGATACCGTGGTGACGCGCGGGTCGAGCTATCGCAACAAGGCGAACCTCGCGCCGTCGTTCCTCGCGCAGGTGCTGAAGAAGTACGAGGGCACGAGGCTCGGACGGCAGGAGATCTACGGCGAGGTGCTCGACGACGTCCCCGGCGCGCTGTGGAGTCAGTCCCTCATCGAGGAGACCCGCGTGGCCCGCGCGCCGACGCCGTTCGAGCGCGTCGTGGTCGCGGTCGATCCGGCGGTCACGTTCGGCCCCGATAGCAACGAGACCGGGATCATCGTCGTCGGGCTCGGCCCCGACGGCGCCGGGTACGTGATCGACGACCTATCGGGGCGGATACCCCCGGAGGAGTGGGCGCGGAAGGTGATCATCGCCTACCGGCGGCACCGCGCCGATCGCATCGTCGCCGAGATCAACAACGGCGGGCAGCTCGTCGAGACGACGCTCCGATCCGTGGATCCGTCGATCCCGTTTAAGGCGGTGCACGCGTCGCGCGGGAAGCTCACCCGCGCCGAGCCGGTGTCGGCGCTGTACGAGCAGAAGCGGGTGCACCACGTCGGTGTGTTCGGCCCGCTCGAGGATCAGCTGACGAGTTACGACGGCACGCGCGACGGCGCTTCGCCCGATCGGCTCGATGCCCTCGTGTGGGCGGTGTTCGAGCTGATGCTCGGCGAGCCGGCGGGTGGCTTCATCCGCGAGGCGAGCCTCCTGACCGCGCCCCCGCCGACGCCCGCCGTCGCGACGCCGATCCGCGCCCCGGTCGAGGTGCCCGCCATCATCGATGGCCTGTATTGTTACGCCGCCGCCGGCCTCGGGGCCGAGCCCGACGCGATCGGCGTCGTGTACTTCGGGGCGTGCGTTCACAGCGCGGCGGCCGCGCCGCTCCTCATCCTCGATTGGGATCTCGAACAGATCGAGGCCGGGACGCTCGGGCGGTGGGTGCCCGCGACGCTCAAGAGGCTCGACGAGCTCGCGAGGGCGACGCGCAGCCGCACCGGCGTCGGGGGCATCGTGCTCGAGCCCGAGGGGCTCGGCGGCGTGATCGTGGAGCAGGCGCAGGCGCGCGGGTACGCGCCGCTGGTGTCGCCGATCACGGACGAGAAGATCCTCCGCACCCCGATCCCGGCGCGCGCGATCGCCGCGGGCGGTCATGCGAACGCTGGCCTTGTGCTGCTGGCGCGCACCGCGCACGAGAAGTTCACCGCGCACAAGGGCGCGCTGCGAAACCATTTCATTCACCAGGTGGTCGGCTTCGGCGTTGGGCAGGATCCGAACGCGGCCGGGGTGCTCCTCGTCGCGTTCGCGAACGGGGTGATGGAGAGCTTCGCGAGCAACGTGATGAGGAGCGCGATCCGATGATCACCATCGATCTGACCGGCAAGCTGTTCGGGCGCCTCCGAGTCGTCGCGCGGGATCCCGACCTCTACGCGATGTGGCACGTCGTCTGCAGCGGGTGCACCGGGACGCTCCGCGTGCCGTATCACCATCTCGTGCCCGGCGAGCACGCGACCGCGCCGACGTCGTGCCGCTGGTGCGCCGTTCCGGCGCGGGCGGATAAGGCGGCGCGGAAGGGGTGGGTCGCGCGGCTCGGGAAGCCGGCGAGAGACTCGCGCAGAGAAGTGCGAAGGGAGCCGCAAAACATCGACCGGCGCCTGTAAACGAGGATTTTACAGGCGTTAGATCTACGGACATGAGCAGGGCGAAACCCACCAGGTTCGTCGGCGTCCGACTTCCGGTCGAGGTCGTCGATCGGGTCGACGAGTCGGCGCGGGCGAATCACCGCTCGCGCACCGGCGAGATCGCGCATCAGTTAGGAGAGCGAATGGCAGTCACGTGGTCCCCCCATCAGCAGGCCGCGCACCGCGCGCGGCACGCCGCGCAGCAGCCGCGCCCCGATCCGGTCGTCGCCGATCGCGCCGCGCGGCT